AGATGGCTCGTCTGATCGCATCAGAGTCACCGGCTTGGAGAGCATCTGAAGCATCTTTGTAATTGTCAAGTCTAGCAACCTTAACCCTGCCGGAGGGGAGTATTCCCGAGGCAAGTTCAGTGGCCTGACGCCCTGCGTCGTCGTTGTCGAAGAACAGGACGATTTCTTGGTATCCCTGTAAGAATGGGATTTGTTTTTGTAAGTCCTTTTTGGCTGATGCCGCACCATGAGGTAAGCTGACCATGGGCCAGCCTGACATAACCTCGTAACAAGAGGCGGCATCTAACTCTCCCTCAGTGATGACAATTCGCTTGCCACTTGTAGGAAATAGGTGTTGACCAAAAAGCGTATCTGTAGATCCTCCTTCGTAATGGAAGTCTTTTGATTTAGTCTTGATTTTAAAGCCAGCAACTGTCCCATCTGCTCCGTAATATGGGAAACGTAAGGTGTTACCATATCTGTATATTCGGTAGAAGTTGTTGGTTCGTTCGCTGATTCCTCGCTTTTTAAGGGCTTCGGCTTCTCCGAGGAATCTTGCTGTTGTTGTTCTTCTGTCATTAGTCATTGTGGGTGTATGGTTGTCCCCGTCTGCTGGCGTGTATGTCTGGCACGAGAAACAGAACGTGTGACCGTCAGAGTAACGTGAGTTAGCATCTGACGAGCCACAGTTAGGACATGGTTCATGTGCCACAAATTCTGATTCTGTGTTCATGTTAACCAATCTATGGGGATTGCGTGTGCTGCTGCCCACTTGATGCCATGCTTTTCACACCATTGGGCATATGTTGTTTTGGATTTCTTGCTGATCTTATTAAAAGGAGCTTGAAATATCATTCGTAAGTCCAAGTCAGGATTGTCTCGCATGACTGCCTTGATCTTACGTCTATCTTCTGAATCCCAATAGCCCTTAGTCTCTAGCATTACACCATTGACTAGGACAAAGTCAGGATTGTAGTGATGCTGTATGGTGTATGCTACCTTGTGAGTCTCATACTCATACTGAGCACCTACTTGGTCGAGTACCTCTGCGACACTCTGTTCAAGTTTAGACCTAAAAGTCTTCTTCTTCTTCGTCATCTTCAGCTGGAGGTACAGTCACAGGTGCAGGGGCTGATGTCTTGAAGCCTTCAGTAGTACCGAACATATCGGCTACCGCTGCTTCATCCATGCTGTCTGTATCAACAGCTGCTCCTTCACCTACAGCAACAACTTGTACGCCAAGCAGTTTAAGAGAACTTCCATAGGTAACGCCATCCCTGAGTATGTATGGCTTCTGAAAGAAACCAAGTTTAACTGTAGATCCGCCATATAGAGGTGTCTTCTTATCTGTGATCGGTGTACCCTCAGTGTCGACTACACCGGGTCTCTTGTCCTCTCCCCACGAGAACTTAATTTTGTATTTACCTTCAGCTACCTCTTCCCATGGTGTTGGCTTAAGTGTAGCTCTCTTTGGGTTCTTCAACTTGGACTGTGCCCATGTAAGGACAGCTTGTCTCTCAGTCTCAAGTGCGTCGATCACTGTCTCGTCTACAATAGCAGCGAGTGAGTAACCGAACTTACCGGGTTCAAGTATGGCTTGGAAGCCTTCTAGTTTTATCTCGTCAGTCACGTGGACGTTTTTAGGCATTTGCGGTCTCCTTTGTAGGGGTAATTAGTTTTTGTACCTCGTTCTTTTTTGTTTCAAGGTATTTGATTCTTGCGTCGATTGCTTCGACTTGCTCTTTGTATTGAGCTTGTTGTGCTTTCTCTAAATCCTCTTTAGCTACAACGTAGATCTCTGTTGGTGCAAAGAAACTACTAAATATACTGTCAGAAGATGAGAAAAAAGGATTGTAAATCATAGTTAACAGAAAAAATAAGTGGATTCTATAACCGTTTCTGGTTGTAAGTCGCCAATGATAGGCGGTTCTGTCTCTGCTCCGATCTGTCGGGCAAAGTCAATGAGATAGTCATGTTCTGCAAAGAGAATCATGTACTTCTCCCTTATTATAGCAGATAGTTTATCCATGTCGCAACATCTGCTTAACACACTGTCATGAATTAGTGCGATTGGTTCATCAAAACTACGCACAGCGAGGTGTAAGAGAGATGCGTCAAGACTATGTATCAGGTTGGGTGCAGTGGCTGCTTTGTGACGAGTGAGATCTACGTCTTTAGTCTCATCTGTCGCAACAGACAGTTGACATCTGCCAAGAAGTTGTAGGTCAAGACGTTCTACTTTCTTCTTCATAATCCGTTGCTTAACAACGAACCCTGATGGTGTTGTCCATTCCACGTAGTCTGCTCCACGCTTGATAGACTGAGACACCTCTGTCTCGATCCACTTCATTACTGACATCGGACCGGGCACGATCAAGTTCATGGCTTTCCGAACCGAAGCAACAATGGTGGTGAGTTGGTCTTTATCGACCTCTACACCCTTCTCTTTGAGAGCTTCCTTGATATAAGATCTGTTAGAAAAAGGTTTAGCGTTGTATGGTATAGTCATAACAGTACGTTTGACACACTTTCTATCCCATACAGGGTGTACACTGGTTGGAATCCCTAAGCTTAGTGCTGTCTCTGCCACTTTAGCGTAAGCATCTTGTGGCTTATCAGAGGGGACGACGTTGACCAGTGTAGCTGTGGACTTATCCCGAGCCAGACCAGCAAGTATTTGCAAGCCTGAGCATGTAGCGTCGGTAGCCACGGGTAGTGATGTAGTATGTCTATCCTGTTTGACACAGCAATGATAGTACTCATCACAGGCAGCTAGAAACTGCCATGGTTCTTCCGCACCTTCCCATGTTCCTAAGAAAGCAATGGGATTGGTTGCGACAGCTGAGACAAGTGAGACATTCTCTCGAGTCCACTCAAGTCTCTCTTCCATAGTAGCTTTGTCAAGACCATAACTGGTAGCTACTTGAAAGGCAAGCCATTTCTCAGACACAACATCTGCTTCATCAGCAAACTGTAACAAACTTTTTCCAAAGTCTGTGTCTTGTGGTGTAAGAAAGGCAGGGATAGGGTATGCACGACCACGGTAGTCGAAAGACCAAGGTATATAAAACACATTGTCCTTGTAACGACGTACCGCTTCCATGGTCATGCGGGTGCGACAGGATCTCTTGAACTCTGCTGCTCGCTTATTCATTACTTCTGCCGCTTCCCTACGATACCTCTTACGGGATTCTTTGTTTTCTGCTATGTCGTACGGCTTTGGTGGCAGTTCGTAATTTATTATCGGGAGAAACTTACCTATACTAATACCCCTTTCCTCTAACAGCATAGCTGTATTTACTATGAACGGGTTTAACCGGTATTTTACCTGTTGTATTTTGTTGAGAAAGGCTATAGGTATTTCCCCCTGTATACGGGAGGGATCGCCCCTTCTAACCAAGTCGTGACCTTGCATTAGCTCATTTAGCATGTAACCGCCGGGCGTATCATTAGTCCAGTCCTTCGGAGGTATTAACATAGGCCACGCAAGCGGTGAAAAAACCTCTGCATTTGCCATCACCTCGTCTTTGATGTCCATAAACTCAGCAGTTGGTGCTATAAATACTGTAGTCTTACGACCTGTACGCATACGCTGCTTGTAAAACCAACCACTTGCTTGCATGATACAGTCAAGTAACCATGCTCCTAGCTTGATACGTATACTTCTACTCCATGGTGTCCACGGTGTTACACCATATCTGTTCATCAACGTCTTGATAACAGTAAGTTTCTGTTGTGTACCTATAGCTCTGTGCCAATAGTTATCTTTAAGTGTCTTGAGCAATGCGGGTGCGTTCTCTTCGTAGTGTCGCATGTTACATTCATCTTCGATAGCTCTACCAATAGCTTCGCATACATTTGTCGCAATGTTACAACCTTCTTTGTAACCGAACACCTTGTCAAATGTAATCTTACATGCAATCGCAGCAGCCGCAAGTGGCTCGATTGTAGTCAAGTATATATGTATGTCTCTAAATGCTGCACCATACTTACCTTGATGTATCTTTGTATTTGTTGTAATGATCTT